CTAGCAGTCAAACTCAACAACTAATTCTTCGGTAATATCGCTTAGGGAAACAATGCCTTTATATCCAGTCTCAACATACGGGACAACCCTCTCGCCCCATGCTTTTTCTTCTTTCCAAGAAGTCCATGGAATCAGTTTCTCGAACTTGCTTTCGTGAAGAAACAGTATTGAAATCTTATCACCTTGTTCGCGTTTAAGGATCTGAGTTGGAAAACATTTATAAGCATGCTCTTTCCAGAATCTAGTCCCATAGCATCTATAGTCGAAAAAAGACACGCAATTGCGCTGCCTAAAAAAACCATTAGATGTATTTCCAAATCTTGAAAATTGCAATAATTCCGAATTTGGAACCAAAGCTCCAGATTGTTTTATAAGGAGCATATTAGCTGCAGTAGTAACATGAAACACTTTTCCTGAAAGTGCAGATAAAATATCGTCGTTATACGTGATTTTGAGTTGATTGATTATCATATTTTTTATCAAGTAACTATTGGCCTGTTGCTGTTCATTAGCATAGCATGATGACTGCTATTGGCTGTGAGTTCAAGGTGGCGTTGGGACTCTTAAATACTCACAACGCTACTTTGCTCCATCCTTTGCCTCGGTCATCATGGTAACGATCGGTTTGCTGCTGGGTTTTATGGCCCAGTAACTTTCTGGTATCAACCCCTTGTTCCTTGTAAAGACGTTCAGATAAAGATCTTTGTTCATGAAAAGTTGCAGGAGTTCCAGTACCCCAATCAATTTCTGCCAGATCACGTGCCTTGCTAAAGTTCATCGTTAGTGTATTAGCTTTTACCTGTGCGCCACGTTCAGCCTGTGATGTAGTACGGAAAAAATGCACTAAGTATGGGCTGACTGCGTAGTCACGGCAGCGAGCTACTACATCACGTAAACACCAGTTGATAGCATTCAAACGTAAAGAAAGAGGGATAGCGATTTTGCTCCCGGTCTTTTCCTGAATGACGTGAAGATGATCCTCCCAAATATCACTAAATTTCATTTTGGATATATCTCCTAAACGCTGCCCAGTGACCAAAGCTAGGAGCATGGCATTTCCCATATAACGATGAGCGGCGTCTGCGATATCGAATATTTTTTTCCATTCTTCTAGGCTGAGGCGTTGACGGCTAATTTTCCTTCTGGGTTGCTTCGTTGCAAGAGCAGGGTTATACCCTGGTGGAACTTCGCCGTAATGCTGTGCTTCCTTAAACACATCGATCAATACAGACCTTACGACCTGGGCCATTCTAGGCTGTCCAGCAGAGATATACTCATCAAGTAATTGTGCTATATCTCTGACATCAACGGCTGATATCAACTTCAGTCCTGCTCGTTCCCTGAGCAAGGATACTGGTTTGGCTTTCTGTTTATAGGTGTTGAGCTTTATATCGCCACTTTTCAGTCTGTCTTCCTGGATTGCTTGATAGCGATCTAACCAGGTTGACGTTGTGATTGCTTTTCCTTTGCTGGTTGCGATCCTGTCACTGATAGCTAGAATCTGCCGGGTTCTTTGCTCAGCTAGGCGTGTATTGGCCTCAGTGGCAATAGCAATGGCTTCAGCTTCGTTTGTGCCCAAAGAATGAAACTTCCCGGTCACTGGATGCTTATATCGCCAATAAACTTTATTTACTTTTCTGCTATAGAGCGGATACAAGTTCGGGACTGAAACATTATTCTTACGTGGTCTGGCTGCCATTACTTAAAATCCTTTGTAGAATAATAGAATCACTTTTCTTAATGACAGGAGTAACTAATTCCCCAACTAACTCTGCGTCCTCACGTACTCGCCATAGTCGACCTTGTTTCATTGCCGGTGGACAAAATAAATTCTGCTTAGCATAACGACGCAATGTGGACACACTTGGAGGGTTACTCCTAAATTTTTCCGCAGCCCATTCCTCAAGTGTCAGCATTTGAAGCATTTTGATAACCTCATTTCTTTTGCTACAAAACTATTTCACAAGTTAATTTCGCAGTTAGGATTGCTTATGCATCTTATGCAGCTCTTTAAAACGTTCCATAAACATCCCGTAGGCATGGCCCGGTGCCAGTGGAATCACGTTGAACATCTCTGTTGCCGGGATACCTTCCAGTACAAGCCAGAAAGAGCCATCATCAAGCCCGAGATCGCGGCGTTCGGTTGCCAGCATGATGAGATCGGCATATTTCACGGGTGTACTCATAACTGGGGGTAACCCGTATTTCTCACGGATTACGGCGTCTATTTTTTCTTCCATCCGTTTATAGTCAGGAAGAAGGCGTTTCAGTGGTGCGGGAATGTCCTGGCAATACGCTTCTGTTGCATCATGCATTAACGCTTCAAAAGCAAATTCCTGCGGCACCAGCTGGCTGCAAAGAACCGCATGTTGGGCGACGCTGTAGAAGTGCGAAAGATGACCGGCAAAGCGGCAGATATTTGAAAGGGAAACCGCGATATCGTTAATAACGATGTCGTCTTTATTTATCCTGTCATAATAAAAATGCTTCCCAGAAAAAGTTTTAATAAATGACATTTTGTTCTCCACGTATATGCGCTGCACCGCGCTGAATTCGGGTAAAAGGAAGCCCTCACCGTCCGGCGATTATTGAGTCGAGTCAATTACATTTCCATGAATGCCCCCGTAGGGGCGGTTAGTTTCTCCACAAAACAGTGAAGAACACCTGCGGTGGCAGCCGCCTGGATGGATTGGGTTATGAGCCCGTCGTCCGGTGATGCTCTTCTCTGTTTTGTAAAAAGGACGGTACCAGCCGGAAGCAAGGGTACAAACTGGTACCGTCAAGACTACACACAGCATAAAGTTGTGGTGCCGGGTGCCTCCCGGTGCCTGGCGAAGGTTGCACACCAGACGGGTGGGTATCCACAGAAGGTCGACTGTCAGCCTCAACCTTAACCCGCGTGCGCTGAGCCGCATTCACCACAACGCTAAGGATTCTCTCTGGTTGAAAATACTTAGCTGTTATGTGCCTGTCTTTTCACCACTTCAGGCTCGGTGGTATCTTGGTGTTTTCATATAGCCAAGAAGGAAATAGTTATGACCAAAGAAGAAAAAATTCTTTATTTATTCCAACTATCGGTTAAGACTCACACTGCATATCAGACTGCTGCCATGACATCAGATAAAAATTACAGTACGTCAGAAAACCCGATAGACGACATAAGCAAGCTTTACGATAAGTTCGAAGCACTACTCGATAAAAAGTTTGCTGAGGCTGGGCTTGAGTGATTGTTGAATAATCGACAAAACCCAACTTAAATTTTCGTCAGTGGGCTCGATGCCATGTGCGGTGAGCTCACTTTTCAAAACTCCAAGCAATTCAGAGCTGATTTTCAATATATCTGCTTGATTTCTAACTATTCCCACTTTTTCCTCCCTTGGTCTACGCGCGGTCATGTTTTACGCCCAAACGACTTCACAGTTATTGTTTAAAATCTGGACTTTCATTTCATACACCTGCTTTAACATGAGTGCCTGGTGGCACAACATGACTCAACGAATCATCCTGGACTTCATATGCCCCAGGCGGCTACTTCGTGGGCGTCCTGCCTGTTCGTTTTTGACATTTACTGACTGCTTACGACACATGCACCGTGTTGCAACCAGATTTTGTTGTAATCCGGTAGTTGGTCTGGAACAAAAGATAAAATTAAATTGCGAGATATGCAAGTAATATTTGCGAGGTATGCAAATTTATAGGTAATAAAAAGCCACCTTTCGGTGGCCGATGGATGGGATATTGAGGTTAATTATGTCTCTTAAGGGTTTGCGACTGACTGATTAAGACCTTTCCAAAGACCATGAATCGGTGTTCGTTTTCGCTAGTAATTCCCCATTCACGGTAAATCTGGTTATCAGAAATCACCAGCAGTTTGTCAGGAATCATTTGAAGTCTTTTAACGTATATTTTGTCATCAAAACCAAAGACATATATACCATCACCATCAAACTGATTGATGCTGACATCAACGAAGATGAGATCTCCTGGCTCAATGGTTGGACACATACTGTCCCCACGAACGTTGATAACTTTGATGTGATTGGCTGGTCGTCCGCCGAACATTGATACAGCATTATCAGTTCTGTATTCGATGGCATGAATCACATCAATGACATCACCGCCTTGGATAAGGCCATTTCCCGCACTGGCACTGATATCCAGCATTTCAATACGGAACACATCCTTCACCTGCGCAACATCCTCATTATTACTGTTTTTATATACAGTATTACTTTTGTGGGCAGAGGTAAAGAGATCAGCAATATCAACACCTAAGCTCTTGGCAATATTACTCAGTGTTTGTTCGGTAAATTGTTTTTGCTTACCCGTTTCTAAGCGCGAGATGTTCGCCGCATCTACTCCTATTGCTTCAGCGAGATCGGCGATTTTCATGTTCTTCGCTTGGCGAAGTTGTCTGACTCGGTTTCCTATGTTCATGCGTTTATTACATTTCTTTATTGCGTGATAAGCAAATCAACTTGCGCAAAATAATTGTGTGAAATAACATGCATAACGCGCAATATTTGGAGGTTATATGCAATCACTATTACGAAATGTGCGTAAGGCGCATGGTTTCACTTTGCAGCATGTTGCTGCGGGTGTTCAAGTCAATCCAGCGACGTTGAGTCGTATTGAGAGGCTGGAGCAGATTCCATCTATCGAGCTTGCAGAACGTTTAGCCAATTTTTTTAAGGGTGAAGTCAGCGAAATGCAGATTCTTTATCCGGCACGTTTTCAATCTAGCCAAAACCAGAATGGGTTTAAACCACAGGAACAGGAGGTGAACCGTGGGTAAGCATCACTGGAAAGTAGAAAAACAGCCTGAGTGGTACGTGAAAGCTGTCAGAAAAACTATCGCAGCGTTGCCGGGGGGTTACGCTGAAGCTGCTGACTGGCTGGATGTAACAGAGAACGCATTATTTAACCGCCTTCGTGCCGATGGCGATCAGATTTTCCCGCTGGGATGGGCAATGATTTTGCAACGTGCTGGTGGAACTCACTTCATTGCTGACGCTGTGGCGCAGTCTGCAAATGGCGTCTTTGTGTCTCTTCCTGATGTCGAGGATGTGGACAACGCCGATATCAACCAACGCCTGCTGGAGGTCATTGAACAGATCGGCAGTTATTCAAAACAGATTCGTTCAGCAATTGAAGACGGTGTAGTGGAACCGCATGAGAAGACAGCAATTAACGACGAGCTGTACCTCTCAATTTCGAAGCTGCAGGAGCATGCAGCACTGGTCTACAAAATTTTTTGCATTTCAGAAAGTAATGACGCCCGCGAGTGTGCAGCTCCGGGCGCCGTGGCGTGTCGTGACTGTGGAGAAACTAACGCATGAATAGTTTAACAACACACTACCGTCGCTCGCAACTGATTGCGCTTCCTGTACCGGGTGGAAAAGCGAAGGTGGAGTATTGCTATGCAGTAAATGTACCAGGTGGCAGGGTAATTGTAACCCACAGCTTTGCAGAGTGGGCTGTGGGTGATTTTAACCGGCAAAAGGAGACAGTCCTTTGCGACAAGTTAACCGCTGGTTCAAAGATCACTACGGAGTACCCGTCAGAGTCATTCGTTGGGAGCCGGAAACACAACGGGTTATCTACCTCCGCGAAGGCTATGAGCATGAATGCTTCAGTCCGCTCGAAAAGTTTCGTCGTAAATTCAGGGAAATAGAGGTCGGTCATGAGCACTAAATTAACCGGCTATGTATGGGATGGTTGCGCAGCGTCAGGCATGAAATTATCCAGCGTGGCAATTATGGCACGCCTGGCTGATTTCAGTAATGACGAAGGTGTGTGCTGGCCATCAATTGAAACCATTGCCCGCCAGATTGGCGCGGGGATGAGTACCGTCAGAACGGCTATCGCACGGCTGGAAGCAGAAGGCTGGTTAACGCGTAAGGCGCGTCGCCAGGGTAACCGCAATGCGTCGAATGTTTATCAGCTTAACGTTGCGAAGCTTCAGGCTGCGGCTTTTTCTCAACTGTCAGATTCTGACCCGTCAAAATCTGACGCATCAAAATCTGACCCGTCAAAATTTGAT